TCTCTCATCCGTCTGAATTAGAAAAGATCATCAAGAGTCATTTCTCAGTCATCTCTGACCAAGAACCCCTCCTTGATATTACTGTCCCTGAGAATGAGGTAGAGAAGTGGATTACTAAGCAAGCTAAAGAATTGAAGTATAGTAGAGGTGAGATCCTAAATAGATATAGCTTTACTTTAGATCGTAATGATCGCCTAGACAGAAATTTCTATCATGTGACTGAGAACGGAAAGACGATCAAATACGACAACAAGATCGGTAACTTTAATTCGTTCAATATCGTCCACAAGAGTAAGAACGGATATGCCCATGTCTCTCCCTCATATACAGGTAGATATGATTGTAAGTACATGGACTTCTTAGATGTAGATATCTGTGGATATATATCACAACCCCAGAAGAAGTTTGACGGATCAGATGATACGGATGGTTTTGCCGAGAAGGTAGTTTCAGAGTTCTCTTATAATCTGGATAAGATTTATTTCGATGGTGAGACGACTGTCCAGACTAATGAGTTCCAAAAGGATTTCAGAAATGGGACAGCCACTTTATCTCAATTGAATTCTCTCGAAGAACTCCCGAATGCGATGAATAAGTTTACAAGATTAAAAGAAAAGTATCCTCATTTGGCTTTTAGAAGTACTGTACTTGAGGTAATCAAAAAGGATAATAAAAATAAAAAAGAAAATGACACCTCAAGATACTACGCCGCAACAACAGGACAACCAATCCAATGGATTAACAATCCTGGCGATTTCATCGGAGAACCAGGAATCGTCTTCCGAGACGAATTCTAAGACTATCGATACGGTAATTCCTGATATCGAAAAACTCCTCGTGTCAGGTATCGATATCCCAGAAGAAAAACTTCAAGCATTCGGAATCAATTTGGCCATGAGCATCGCTGAAAGTCTCTCCAAGAGAGAACGAAAAGCCTCACTCCGAATGTCAAATATTGGTAAGCCTTGTGAACGCCAATTACATTATGAAGTCAACTCTCCCGATCTAGCAGAAGAAATGCGACCAGAGACTTATATGAAGTTCATGTATGGTCATCTGGTTGAAGAATTAGTCCTCTTTTTAGCAGAGCTTGCAGGACATGAAGTCACGGGTCGTCAAGACACACAAGAAATCGAAGGTATCGAAGGCCATAGAGACGCGCTCGTTGATGGGACGCTTGTGGATGTTAAATCCGCGTCATCCTATTCGTTTAAGAAGTTTCAATCAGGATTACCTAAAGATAATGATCCCTTCGGGTATATACCGCAACTCCAATCTTATCTCTACGCGGGCCAGGAGGACTCAAAGGTCACGGACAAGGATAGGGCTGCGTTTCTCGTGGTCGATAAGACGTTGGGGCACATCTGTCTTGACATACACCAAAAGGATGAGACTGACTGGCCGGAGTTTTTTAACAAGAAGAAAGAGATGATTGCAGGGGAATTACCCCCTCGTGGTTATGAGTCTGAACCTATGGGTTCTTCAGGTAACAGGATGCTCGGCTTCAATTGCTCTTATTGCCAGTTTTCCAAAGCATGTTGGCCTGAACAAAGAACCTTCCTCTACGCTAATAAGCCTATTACTCTTGTGGAAGTCGTCCTCGAACCAAGAGTTCAAGAATTAAAATGACACTTACTCCAGAAGAGAAGAAAGAGAAAGCCCGATGGGCTAGAATATTAAAAGTCTACGGGTTAACACAAAAAAAATATTATGAACTTGATTTAGGGTATTGCCCTATTTGTCTTAGAAATTGGGGTGGCACTGTTCAACCTGTAATAGATCATGATCATGTTGAAAAATTAGTGCGCGGCTTGGTTTGTAGATACTGCAACCATCGTCGTATCGGTCATCACCGTGATGCTGATTTAGTTGAACGTATCGCGAAATACCTTAGGGGTCCTTTCACACTTGTGATGCCACCTAAGAAGAAAAAAGTCAGAAAAAGAAAGAAAAAGAATTGACAGAAAATATCATAGTAACAGTCCTAAGATTTGAAAACGGACAAGATCAATTATTTGATAATCTCTATCGTGGAGATTCTTGGGAGTTCTCTAGAGAGAAGGATGATTATCCTATTGTGAATATCGTGAGTGACGGAAAAGTAATAGCATCTCATCGCTCGTGGGATAACGTCAGATTTGGTGATGCGTTAATTCAGGAACTAATGGCTTGAGTATTCATCTTATCCTTCCCGATCCGCACGCCCATGCAGACCATAACAACGACAGGGCTGATTGGGTCGGAAAATTGATGGTCGACTTGAAACCTGATGTCTTTGTCAATCTCGGAGATCAGTGGGACCTTCCTGCCTTCTCAGGGTATGACAAGGGTAAGGCTTCATTCCAAGGTCGGGCTTACCGAAGAGATTTAAACGCCGGGTTAGACTTCTCAGAACGACTTTGGGCACCCATCCGAAAGGCAAAGAAGAAGAAACCCTTTTCTGTGTTTCTCGAAGGTAATCATGAAGAGAGGATGGCTCGTGTATTAAATCAGTCCTCCGAACTCGAAGGCACTATTGGTTTTAAAGATTTTGATTTAGATAGGGATTATGATGAGATCGTTCGTTACAAAGGTCAAACTCCTGGATCGATTACTATCGATGGTATTACTTATGCTCACTACCTTGTTACTGGGGTTAGTGGTCGTAATGTCGGTGGGGAGCATCCTGCCTATTCCCTCCTTACAAAACATTTTAGCTCCGTCACTTGTGGTCACATCCATACTTTCGATTATAGTGTCAGGACTGACAGTAATGGTCGTCGGCTTCATGGCCTTGTGGCCGGAGTCTACCAAGATTACGACGCAGACTGGGCAGGAGAAATGTGTAAGCTCTGGTCAAGAGGAGTAGTCATCAAGAGGGAAGTCAATAATGGTGATTATTCGCTTCAATGGATAAGTCTTCAAGAGCTTAAAAAAGAATATGGGTCTTAAATATGTGATCAAATGTCGTTGGTGTAAAGAGGTAAAAGAAACTTTTCATTTCAAAAAGAGAAAAGGAAGATCAGAAAATTCTTTTTATTTGATTTGTGATGAGTGTCAAAAAGATAAAAGTAAAACTTTATACCAAACAATAAAGAAATCAAAACCCTTCGATTTAAAAGCTTATGCAATTAAAGCTAAATGTACTCAATTTAATATCCCATATGATTTAGATGGAGAATATTTAAAAAATATTTGGAATGGTAAGTGTGCAATTTCAGGGATTGATCTAGAACTGTATTCAGACAGACGGTTGCCGATAGCTGCTGAAGTAGACAGAACGATCCCTGAACTTGGCTATACAAAAGGTAATGTTGCTTGGGTCTCAAGAAGAATGAATAGACTCAAAGATAATGCAACAATAAAAGAATTACAATTAGTAATCGATTACCTGAAGGATAAATTAAATGGCAAGTGACGAGGACAGGGAGAGGCACAATAGACGTCGTAAGAAAAACTCTTACGCGAAGATTTTGTTCGATCCGAATGAATTCAAAGGTGCCTTTTCAATGAAGGTCATAGAACCTAAAAACAAATATAAGAGAGAGAAACTCTCGATAGAGAATTTAGAAGTGGAAGATGAAGAGGAATGAATGAAGATATATTGGAGAAAATTTTAGACGAATATCTAGAAAATAAATCTTTCGAAGAGTTTTTAGAAGAGTTTAATTTAACACCTTTAGAGGTACTCATCTGTATCTATGAAAACGGGTTAGTCGATGACTCGGAACTAGAGAGGATGATACCGTCTGATGTATGATGCCGTAGGAGCTTATCAAGTCGGTGTGGACTTTGAGTTTTTAGAGTCTACGTTGACAGACCGAGGAATAATGGAACAGTCGCTGGGAATTAATCAATTCCTTAAAATTAAAGACGTCACATATGTACCAGATAGAAAAGTGGTCATTTTTGATTGTGACGTATTCGAACATCTGTTGAACTAAGCTATGAGCATAGCAAATTAGGAGAATACTATGCCACTCAAAAATCTATTAATGTATAGGCTCTTCATTACCAATGGTGTCGGCCTAGCGACTGTCGTTCTACTCTGGTTCCTCGGTTATGTACAACAAGCGATCCAAGGAGATCAGACCCATCTGATTTATTTGATTACTGCTGTGTTTCTTTTTGGTGTCGTAAGTACCTTTCATAGAGCCAGTAAGGTATCTAAACTTATGGATTCATTTAAATCAGGATTACCTGTCAGTAAGGTAAACTCTACGAAGTTCTTAGTCAAGAGTTCACATCTAGATGATATTCCTGAAATCCTTGCTGGTCTAGGCTTACTTGGAACTCTTATGGGATTTGTTCTAGGGTTTGCTGGTGTGACTGATCTCGATAAAGACAGCGCCGTCATCCTTGCTGGATTCTCTACAGCTATTTGGACTACGATTACAAGTACCTTCCTTTTTATCTGGACATTGATCAACAAGAGAATCCTTTTTACGACATCAGTATCTCTTCTTGAGGATGTCAATAATGAACGCCGTTAATATCGCATTTAAAGACTTCCTATTCATTCTGGTCTTCATCCTCATGATGTTGATCAATCCACCCAAGAAGACCTCTAATACTGAAGAGATCAAGACCCCTGGGAATATGACGATGACTATCGTCTGGGATCAAGGGAATTATGATGTCGATCTTTGGATGCTTGGACCTGCTGAAGAGAAAGCAATCGGTTTCAGACATAAGAATGGTGTCTATATAGACTTACTCCGAGATGACACCGGGAATAATGATAATCTGAATTTTAACTATGAAAATGCCTTTAGTAGAGGATTAAACGAAGGTGAGTATGTCATTAATGCACATTGTTTTAGATGTACTAAACCAGTCAAGATCAATATAGAAGTCAAGGCGTTTCGAAATGGAACTCCCTCAATAATCTTTGAGGGTAATCTAGAATTGAATTTTGATAAGGAGGAGAAGACGGCAGTCGTATTTAAACTAGACAAGAAGGGGTATTTGATCACAAGATCAGTCCATCATGTCTTTACACCCATCGTGACTAGGAGAGATTGATGTTATATATCATAATGACGTGGTTTGTACTCACATTGATCTTTGCTGGTGTCTCTTACTTCGCGATTTGGTCTAGAGATCCACTAGGAAATAAAAGTAGACGGAACTCAGTCCTCTCTTTCTTCACAGGGTCGATACTGTCTTTCGTGTTAATCTGGTTTGCCGCCGGGTGGTCTACTCCTTGTTATCAGTTAAAAGCTACTTTACCACATATTAAGACGTTTCCACTGATCAGTGCATACGCCATCCCAGATGAAGCCATCTATTTATATGTTCAAACTCCGTTAGGACCAAGAGGTTGTTATCTCCCTTGGAGTAATGAACAATCTAATAAGATGGATAAAAATGAACGAGATGGTAAGAAATCAGAATTAAATGTGGGTGAGTTCTTCGCTGGAGAACCAAACATCCAAGAAATTCCAATCAAACCTGAACCTCCAAAGGAGAATAGTAATGATTAAACTGTTTGCACAGCAAATTAAGTTTATTTCAAGTATCATGATCCTCCTCGCTTTGACTTTCGGGGCTAACGCTAAAGTCCCAGAGATCGATCCAGGTGGCTCTATCTTTGAACGTTTTGAACTGATGAAGATCATCGATAGAGCAGGCGTGGAATACCATATCAATGGTGTTTGTATCTCTGCCTGTACTCTCTTCCTAGGGCTTGAGAAGGTCTGTATGGAACCACGATCTCTTTTGATGTTCCATTCTGCATCGTCTCCTGACGCAAACGGTAATTTAATCCTTTCAGAAGAGGGAAATATGATTGCTAGACTTGTTTACCCTCAGAGAATTCTAGAGTGGATTGACAAGAAGAAGGCATTAGCTACTATCAAGTTGACACCTATGACTTCTGACGAGGCTTGGTCTTTGGGTGTAAAGAAGTGTGACGAACAAGGAAAAACAAATTGAATTTTAAAGAATTTTATGACTCAGTAAAAGAGACCGCTCAGTATGACAACGATAAGTACGCTGTTATTTATCCTGCTCTTGGTTTGGCTGGTGAGACGGGTGAGGCGGTGGATATCATCAAGAAGACCATCAGATACGGCGATAATCCGCGCTCGCTTGGAAAGAGAGAGGAAGCAATGAAGTTAGAACTCGGGGATGTCCAATGGTACTGGTGTAATCTAGTCCTCGATCTAGGATTCGATCCTGAGGAAATCATGAAAATGAACTATGACAAGCTTCATGAGAGGTACAAGAAGTGAGCTGTGTCCCAAGGAACACTAAAGGTGATGAAATGATTAAATTAGAAGTCTCCAGAGATGGGGCGAACAAAAGATACGAGTTAAACTTCTCCCAAGGAATTTCTCAGTGGAGTATGTTCCTTTCTGATAACGTCCATAACGATCCGAGGTTATTCTCTGCCTGGATTAAATCACTAGTACAGGAAGTTCAATATAAGAATGGCAGATAAGTTTAATCCATTTCCGACATTTTATGAAGAATTTATTTATAAGAGCAGATACAGTAGGTGGTTAGAAGACGAGAAGCGGCGTGAGGACTGGGATGAAACAGTAACACGTTATATGTCATTCCTGTCAGATAAAATCAAATTAGATGACTTTGGTACTCCACTGACGGAATCAAAAATCTATGATGAATTATGGAATGCGATCTATAATTTAGATGTGATGCCGAGTATGAGGGCCATGATGACTGCCGGTCCTGCACTCGAACGTGATAACACCGCTGGTTATAACTGTTCGTATCTTCCTATAGATGATATGAAGTCTTTCGACGAAGCGATGTATATCCTTTTATGTGGTACAGGAGTAGGATTCTCAGTTGAGCGACAATACATCTCTAAGCTTCCAGAGATTCCAGACCGTCTTTTTGAGAGCGACACAACTGTTGTTGTCAAGGATTCCAAAGAAGGATGGGCAAAAGCACTACGACAGGTCATTTCGTTACTCTATTCTGGTGAAATTCCCAAATGGGACGTGTCAAGAGTTCGTCCTGCAGGTGCCAGGCTTAAGACTTTCGGGGGTCGCGCTTCAGGTCCCGGACCTTTGGAGGATCTATTCCGTTTCGTCATTACTAAGTTTAGAGCTGCATCTGGTCGAAAACTCAATTCAATCGAATGCCACGATATTCTCTGTAAGATTGGAGAGATCGTCGTTGTCGGAGGAGTTCGTCGTTCAGCAATGATCTCATTGAGTAATCTCTCCGATGACCGGATGAGAAAAGCTAAGTCGGGTAATTGGTGGGAGACAGAACCACAAAGAGCCCTTTCAAATAATAGTATCGCCTATACAGAGAAACCTGACGTAGGTGCATTTTTACAGGAGTGGTCAAGTCTTTATGAATCAAAATCAGGTGAACGTGGCATCTTTAACAGAGTTGCTTCACGACGCCAAGCGACCAAAAACGGACGACGAGATGCTGATAGAGATTTTGGAACTAATCCATGTTCTGAAATTATCCTCAGACCATACCAATTTTGCAACCTTACAGAAGTGGTTGTTCGATCCGGTGACACATTTGAGAGTCTTAAGACTAAGGTCCGCCTTGCTACAATCCTCGGAACATTTCAGTCAACTCTTACTAACTTCCCTTATCTCAGAAAAATCTGGAAAGAAAATACAGAAGAGGAAAGACTTCTCGGAGTGTCCTTGACAGGTCAATTAGACAACAGGGCTTTCTTTAAAGGGGGGATCAATGAAGAAGAACTCAAAGAGCTGGCTATTCAGACGAACAAGGAATGGGCTGGTATACTTGGCATTAATCCCTCTACTGCTATTACTTGTGTTAAGCCTTCTGGGACTGTTTCTCAGTTGGTCAATTCTGCTTCTGGTCTGCATGGCCGCCATTCCCCTTATTACATTCGTTCGGTAAGGGCAGATAATAAAGATCCGTTGACTCGTTTCATGATTGAATCAGGTATTCCGAATGAGCCTGATGTCACAAAGAAGGACAGTACTACCGTCTTTTACTTCCCTATCAAATCACCTTCTGGAAGTGTCATGAGAGATGACCTCTCAGCTATCGATCAATTAGAGTATTGGAAAAGAATTCAAGAGAACTGGTGTGAACACAAACCAAGTATTACTGTCACGGTTAAAGAAAATGAATGGCCGGAAGTTGGTGGATGGGTCTACAAGAACTTCGACATCATATCAGGTGTTTCATTCCTCCCTCATTCGGACCATACTTATCGACAGGCACCTTATCAGGAATGCACAGAGGAAGAGTATGAAGTCATGAAGGCAAAGATGCCGAAAGAAATCCGTTGGGAAGATCTCTCGCATTACGAACAAGAAGACAATACGAGTGGGATGCAATCTCTCGCCTGTAGTGCCGATTCATGTGAAGTGGTGGACATTACTTGAAGTATATCGTCGAATACGAAAACGGTTTGAAACGGATTATTTTTTCAAAAGAAAGAATTCAAGATATTCGTCTTAACGAAGTTAAGGACACCTTTGGTGTCGAGATCAGAATTCCACAGGAAGGTTTGCGTAGCATTTGTCAAATATGAAATTAGTACATATCAAATGGGTAGATCACTCGTCTTTTACAGAGAACACTTGGAGAACCAAGGATGAATACGAAGACAGAGAACCAGTCGAATGTGATACAGTAGGATGGGTCATCAAGGAAGACAAGGATATGTACGTAGTCGTCTCCACGATGCACCTGTCTGAGGAGTATGAAGACAAGTTCTGTGGTGATATGTGTATATTAAAAGGTTCTGTTAAATCAGTCCGTGAATTAAAGTGATATTTATAATAATTTTAACTCTAGCATTTATCTTAATTTATGAAACGAGAGAAAAATGATTGAAGTCTTTAATGATCTTTACGACGCTATCCTCTTTATGGAAGTAGAGGCTGAGTTCAAACATGATTACTTCAAGGCTGAACTATTAAAACTAGATGACGGAAGGTGGCGCTGCGGAATAACAACTGAAAGACAACATGAGTTTAACTTTAAAGATTAAGAATCATCCAGAATATTCTGTTTCAACAGATGGTAAAATTTTTAGTTATAAGAGGTGTATTTATTTAAAACCAGACAAGGCGCCAAATGGTTATTTGATAGTCACCCTAGATAAACACAGAGTGTCAATACATCGTCTTGTTGCTCAACACTTTATCCCTAATCCTGAAAATTTACCATTGGTTAGACACTTAAATAATGATAAAGAAAATAATACCATAGGGAATTTGGCTTGGGGTTCTCATGCTGATAATGAGGATGATAAGAGAGTTCATGGGACTTACTATACTAGAATAACTAATTCCCTATTATCAGAAGAAGATATCCAGGATATAAAGTATTTTAAAAAGTTAGGTGCGAGAACAAATGATTTAGCAAAATCTTATAGTATTGGAAGACATGCTATTTCAAATATTGTAAAAGGAAAAACATGGAGTCATCTATAAAGAAAGAAACAAACCCTAAGGATGCTGTTGGTGTGAGAAAAGTACCTTTCTCGACTGTTTCAGCAGTAGTTTGGGCAGAAGTCGGATTAGCAATGATGGAAGGAGCATTAAAATATGGGAGGCACAATTACAGAGATACTGGCGTTCGTGCCTCTGTCTATTATGATGCTGCTTTTCGTCACCTTACTGATTGGTGGGAAGGAGAAGATATTGATACTGTTAGTAACCTTTCTCATATCACTAAGTGCATTGCTGGGCTTACTGTCTTACGTGATGCAATGATCTTCGATAAGTTAGAGGATGATCGTCCTCCTAAGGCCCCGAAGGGGTGGTTAGAAGAGTTAAACAAAAAGGTAGGAGAGCTGATCGAGAAATTTCCCAAACCAGTTCCTGCCATTACACAAAAGAGTATTAAATGAAGCAAATTTATATCGCCGGTCCAATGACCGGGTACGAGTATTTTAATTTCCAAGAGTTCGACAAGTGGCGGGATTATTACGAAGCTTTAGGGTATAACGTATTCTCTCCAGCTGATCATGACAGATCACTCCTTAACAAGACATTAGAGTGGATGCCTACAGAAGAGGATTCAGTCGGCCCTTGGAAGTCATGGGCACCTGAAGCAACACAAGGAAAGCTTCCTACTCTGAGAGATATGCTTGGTGCTGATTTGCAGTGGATCGCCAAGACAGCAGACTCTATCCATATGATGAAGGGTTGGGAGAACTCTCGTGGAGCAAATGCCGAGTGGGCCTTAGCCAAGGCTCTTGATCTCGAAATCCGATATGGGTAATATTCTAAAGAGATTAAAACAAATCTTTTGTATGAACCATGTTTGGACTATTATAAGCAAACCTGATGTCCATGTTTATGGTATTGAACGTCAGTGTAAAAAGTGTAATAAGATAGAGACGTATTCAAGAGACTTTTTCTAATGATCAAAGGATACATAATCTCTAATAAAGAGTGGTCTGATAATATAAAACTCGAAATGGGTATGTCTTCTTTTGGTAGAACTCCAGGAGATGCTTGGAGAAGACACGTTAGAGACAAAGGAATAGACTTTCCTATCTTCGTCCAACGATGGTCTGACATGGGATACAAACCCTTTCAAGTCGAAGTAAGATTAACTTAATAAAAAACCCCTAGCGCCTTTCCTTTCGGATTGGTTCTAGGGGTTTTTCTTTGTCTAAATTTATTTATTCTTTTTCTGTAGCTTCTTCAGTCTGATCTCTAAGACCATATAGTCCTAACAGAACACCTGTTCTTTTCATCATCTGATACTCAGCAGGAGACATTTTAACTTTGGCATCAGCGATCATACTCTTGAGATGTTTCCTAATAGTCTCACTATTTGAAAGAACATCATCAATAGCTTGGTGAGCAATTTTACTAGAATCATATTCTCTTGCGATATTACTCGTAATTGTCCTGATTCTAGCAGCCTTCGGATTAAGAACACCAAAAACCCAAGTCTGTATAAGCGTAATAGCTGTTGTTAAACTCTTCTGGTTTTTAAATCTATCAAACTCTGAAACAGAAGCACGAGTCTGGGCTTCTTGGATTCTCTTTGCTTCTTTCTTAATCTCTAAGATCGCATCGACAGCAGGGTTATCACCGAAGATATCTTTGCCATATTTCTCAAATTCTTCTGAGAAAGGGACGACTTCTTTGGTGTTCTTTCCGAGTTGTTCTTCTGCAGCCTTAGCCCATGCAGCTTGTAATCCAGCCATATCATCAGGATTTTGTTTAGCAGCGGATACTATTTTCCCGATTGCATCTCCCTCATGGTCATTCAACATTTTTTGGAAAGCACGGTATCCATTATCGACACCTTTATATGTTCCGAATTGCTTTTTAAATAACCCTTCGAATTGACCCATATAGATTTCTTCTTTAGCTGCATCGGCGACTTTTACTAATTCAGGTATCCTTTTTTCAAGGTCTGCAATCGTAGCACCACGATCCCTGATATCAGTCAGGAACCTTTCGATACGTTTCTTCTGTGCTTCAGGGAAGGCATTAGCCATCTGTTGAAGTTTAGAAGTAACCTCATTGATCTTGAGACCCTTACCTGAAGTGATATCAATCATAGCCTCAGCCAAAGCAACGTCAGCAATCTTACCCTCATTCTCAGGACCAACGATACGACGGAGTTGATCTAAAGATTCTTTACGATTAGGGTCTTTGATAACCTTATCAACAATCTCACGACCTTTTTCTTGGAAGTCGATAGGTTGGGTTCTCGGTCTATTGACTGCCTCGTTGATCTTTAACTCTTTACCAACACCTTGGTTATACTTCTCAGTATACTTTATATTAGCTTTATTCGCTTCTTTAGCCTTTTGAGCAGCGACGATATCACCTCTATCCATAAGAATAGCAGGTTGTTCATCTGTGATATGATCTCTTAGAGTACGGAGTTTATTGGCAGTCAAAGAATCATTGCGTTGATAAGCTGCGGTGATCTCTTCGCTGAGTCTTGGACGGACTTCATTATTCAGATACTTGAATGAACCGTCAGAAGCGTCGATTACTTTCTGAACTCTTTCAGGAATGAATTCTTTTGCCTTCTCAACAGCAGCACTCCATCCCTCTGTTCCTGCACGAGTACCAGCAGGGATATCTTGATAAGCTGTATCACGGATACCTTTGTCTACAGCACGTTCTTGTCTAGCAGACTCGACGATCTCACCCTTGATATTACGACTTTCTTTAGCTACATCAAGTTCTATCCCGGCTTCTTTAGAAGCTTTGATCTTAGGACCAAATACTTCATCAGTCTCAAGGGCACTCTTCATTCCAGTCTGCTCATCGATCAAATCCCCCTTAGCCATATTTGGAGGGACATCAGTATCAACAGCTCGAAGATTTGCTTGGTCTTGGAGGCTCTGTCTTGTTTGTTCTATCGCCTCATCACTACCACGAGATACTCTGACATCTGTCAAAGACTCATCTAAAACACCCTTTGGTTGTTCGAGAATAGTACTAGTCTTAGGAGCATTACCACCTTTAGCATTAGCTCGAAGAGATTCGAGTTGAACTTGTCTAGCTCTATCAGAAGGAACTTTAGGATCAAGACCTTCCGTCAGAACAGAAACAGGATCACGTTGGATAGTCTTTTCTCCAATACCTTCACCTAGATCAAATGTCTGTGAAGAATGTTTTTCGAATCTCTCTTCCATCGCTTCAAGAAGAGCGACCTTTTGTTCTCTAGTCGCGTTTTCTGGGACCTTAGATGCCATCTCAACCATGTCAGAAACATATTCTTTAGAGATCGCATCTTGGTTTCTCCAGTCTTTGATACCAGTAGCGACAGACTTAAGGACGTCTTTACCCCTACCAGCCAACCAAACACCACCATCAAAAGCAGCAGCGGTCGCCATATTGTCCATAGCAAGATTGACTAGGTGTTTAGTCTCGGCAGTTCCAGGATCATCATTAGGGTCAGCATCTAGTCCGATACCACCCTCGTCCCCAAAGATCAACCCTTTTTGTTCAGGAGCAGCGACAGCACCACCGATGCTACTACCTGCTAATTTACCTAGGTATCCTGTAGCACCTGCACCACCGGCAATTGAACCAGCAGCGACTTGACCAGCCGGGATAAGGATCTTTTCTTCCTGAGATTGTGGCTTAAAAGTCATATCCTTAAAAGCCTGTTGAGTCCTGCCTACTGATGCTTCTTGAGCTTGAACACCAGCAGGATCACGAGGGGACAGACCGACAGAAGGGGCATATTCATCATATGTTCGTCCAAGAGAACTACCGATAGCTGAACCAACAGCATTAGCTGCCTTCAACGTATTGACACCAGCATTAATCACACCTTTACCTAGACCTTTACCCAGGGTAATAGGATCAGTAGGCAGGTAATCAGGCAGCATACTACCTGTAGGAAGTTCCGGTTGAACAGGAGTATTAGCTTGAACTTCAGCCCCAAGATTTATATCTTGTTGTTCTTTAGCACGGGCTTTAGCTTTAGCTAAGTCGAGTTCAAACTGGAAATCTTCTTCTGTCATTTCTTCCATTACTCTTGATCTCCAAACTTCTTCTCTAGATATTTTCTACCTGCTGGACTTAATTCTCTCCAGACTTCAGGAGTGATAGGACCACCATCTTGAGCAACAGCTTTAGATAACCACTTAGGGACATCTTTCTGTTCTGTATCAACTTGTCCACCAGGAGCAGGTTTACCAGCAGCATCGACTGTATCCAGTGATGTTTGTAGTTCAGGATCATCTTGGATTTCTTGCTCAAGAGTCGAACGAATTTCAAAGGGATTTGGAACACCGGGGTATTTTCCTTTGAAGTTGATACCAGCACCACCACCACGATTAATCATCTGCTCTTGTTCTGCTAGATTTTTACGTCTTTCTTCTAAGAAGTTAGCAGCTGATTGTGCAAGAGTGTCTGGGTTGCCACGACCTGTAGCGACGTTCTTGAAGTTCTCAAACTCTGTAATAGCGACACTTCGTCCTTCTTGTCCAGACTGTGCAGCATAAAGATAAGCAAGACGAGTGGCTTCGATGTCAATCAACCCTGCGTTGACAGCATTAATAGCATTACGATCTGTCAATCCTTTTAGAGTACCCTTAAGAGCAGTTTCTGCCTTATCAAGTTGAGAGAAATTAGAGGTACGAGGGATGACATTCCCATTTAGATCAAGTGCAGGATTAACTATCTGTAAGATGTTGACACCAGCTCTTTTCAATTCATCTGACCATTGAGATAGATCACCTGATTTTCCGAGAGCTTCAGGATGCATTTGAGTCAATTTAGTCAGTTTAGCTGAAGATCTAGCCATAGTCTTATAATCACTCTTAGCCTTCTCATAGTCATCAAGAGGCTTAGACATCTCCTTACTAATGGCTTCGATATCTGACTCCATATTCTTGTTGGCTGGAAGGATCTGAGAAGCGTCGACGGGATTGCCATAAGCATCTTCCCAAGTGACACTACCATCTCCACGACCAGTATCTCTAGGTGTGACTACCCCACCAGTCCAACCACCTTCGGCGTCTCTCATCCAACCACGAGCAAACTGGAAACCAGTTCCATTAGCTTGTGCTTCTAGTTTAGCTTCAGTAGCCTTCATGTGTTGATAGCGTTCTAAGAGGTCTTTAGCTGCCAACTTTTGTTCAGGAGTTCCTGTCTGTTCGATTCTGAACTGATAAGCGATAGCATCACCGATACTATTGACCTTAGAGATATCAGGGACTTCTGCTTTAGGCTGCCAAGTGATCTTGGCGTCTGACCTACCAGGGATATTTTCACCTGAGACTGGCTTTGGCGGAGGGACCTGTTCAGCTGTCTGGGGAGGAACTGTCTGTTGTGGTCTCGGAGCAGCCTGTTGTGCAGAATCTACACCCATACCTGTCTTGGCATCACCAAACAAACCTTCACCTGGAGGAGGTGGAGTCATACCTGATTGTTCCATCTGGGCATCAACTGCAGTAGCAGCACCTTGAGTCAAATCATCTCTAGGATCAGAAGCTGTAGCACCTTCACCGGGTTGAGTTGTAGCAGCTTCAGGATTAACGATAGCAGTATTTGCTTGAAGTTGTTTCATAATTTCAGACTGGCTAACATCAGCGGATAACATATCATAGACAGCACTCCAAGCCTCATCAGGCTGGCCTGTCATAGCAACCATTTGTTTAGCTGCTTTGATATTTTTCTCGTTTATTTTATCCTGCTTTTCTGCGGCATCGCGTCGAGTACGGAAGTCATCATAGTCCATCTTGATCTTATCACGTTTAACAGCAGCACTCTCAGCATTATGCTGATTAAAACTATTGGCAAATGCGGTGCCAAACCCTGACATAAACCCAGCCATTAAAACAATCTCCGATTGTTAGTCCTATGAACTCTGTTCATTTATTGGCCTCCCATCATTGTTCCATCGGGCATCTCATGTGGACCCTCAGGCATAGAAGCAGGACTCATCTGTTGAGCGGCTCCCATTATCCCTTGGACTTGTGATTCAATCTGTTCAATAACCTCAGGATCACTGAGTGAGTCAAGGACAGTCTTGTATTTATTCTGATCGTCTTTGACAGCCTTGAGATAAGAATTAGTATAATGATTCTTTGGGAGATCAATCCCAAGATCACAATCAATATCATAACTTTTAGCCATGAGATAGATGATATGAGAAACAGGACCAGCCAGAAGGATAGCAAAATCTGGTGTCCACTTTCCGGCACCAATACCTGAAGTCACAAACATATCGGTCAAAGAAGCAATATCTATACCAGCCTTAAGCATAGTAATAAGACCAAGTGAACCTTCTTCAGACATCAGTTGTTTAGCTGAAACTTCGATAGCAGTATCAAGATCAGTGACTTCAGGAGGTCTATGCCAAGGATAATTCTTTGTATCCGAAGTATAGTTTTCTCCCGGAATGGGTCCAGAGATAGGATGTACAGGCATTAATACTTGTCCTTTTTCTTTAACTCTTTTTTAGACTGATCTTCTTTAGGGAGTGTTTCGCCCTCGAATGCGTCAAAATATTTCTTGTTGTATTTACGAGATTTATTAGAACTCATTTCATCAAATTCATCAGTCTTGTTCCAGTAAAGTCTCATAGACTTACGGACCATATCTTCAAACGTTACACCCATTATCTCTCCTTAAAACGCCCAGTCTAAGAGCGCACCAGCAGCTTTACCTGCAATCGAACCTATTACAGCACCCATACCTTGTTTATCAGCGTACTTCGATGCAGCTGAAGCTTGGAATTTTGCTATAGCAACAGCATTCTTTCTGTCAGCATCGTTCTCTGATGATTTCCAAGCATAGTCAAGAAGAGCATCTGAACGATCCCAAATTTGATTTAATTGTTCTTGAGAAATCGTAGTCATATTCTTGACGTCTGTAGCAGCAGCCTCGAATGCATTAGCATTGTCCTGAAGTGTTACAGCCTGTCTCCACTTTGCGTTGGCTACATCGACGTTATATTGCATGTTCTTGTAGAACTGGTCACGATTGTTTTCCATTTCAGCATTGAACTTACTCGTATCATTACTAGTTTCAGCGTTGAACTGAGACATATTATTTGATTGAGTTGAGTTATACTGTTGGATACTTGAGTTCAGAGTGTCATAGAATTTATCCATCTCATTCTGAGACTCAGCAGTAAACAGTCTTTGAGCATTAACCTGCTTACTGTCTTCTAGAATAGATTGAACTCTGGCTTGTGTATTAATGATCTCTGATTGCTGAGCGTTGTCGAGATTAGCCATATCCATAGCAAGAAAGGCTTTAGAGTTTTCGACAGCAGCAGCCATACGATTATCAATATTAGTCAAGTCAAATTTAGCGAGGACATTCGCTCTATTCAAAGTCTGCGCTTGTCTGTTATTTAAATTTTGGAGAGTAAGGGTCTGAAAGAACTGTGCATCCTGTTGAGCAATTGGAATACTGGCTTCCATAAGCGCCTGAGACATCGCAGCAGTAGCTGCCGTACCAGACATACCCTTGAACGCAGCAATCTTAGAAACACTTCTAGCAGTTCCAGCAGCCCATCCAGGGATCTTTGGATTACCATCAGCATCCATGAACTCAGACTGAAGAGTCTCTAATTGACCTTTTAGAGTAGCCTTAGAGTCAGTATAATTACCTTCACCGAGAGCCTCTGCCAGAGCTTTACCAGACGGAGTACTCGTATCGATGATGTTACTTATGTTCTGGATAGCAGCTTGTTGAAGAGCTTCACCAGTCTGATTAACACTACCGTCTGCGTTTACACCTGTTCCAGCACCTTGCATATCCAATTGAGGAGCATCAATCAAGGCTTCGTCACTCACCTCACCCTGTGCAGCTGTAGACTGCCCGCTCTCAGCGATATTCTGTTGAGACAACTGAGCATCATAGCTATTAGCTTCCCGAGGATCGACCTGTTCAGCTGTAGTAACTGTACCTTGAGCTGCTTCTGCCTGTGGATCAGGTCCAGTCGGTTGCGGAGCAGTAGTATTAGTACCAGCAGTATTAGGATCAATATTCTGTTGATGATCAGCTAGGAATTGAGATTCATTCTGTGGAGTAGCCGGATCATCTGTACCTAATGCTTTAGAAGGGTCAAGAGCAACCTGACTAGCGTAGTCAGTCACATTGATATCACCTTCTTTCTTAGGAGTTCCTGCAACAACAGCACCTGCTTCTCCGACAGGAACAGATGCAGGAGGAGGCGCAGGAGGAGGAGGTGCCTGCCATGACCCATAAGACTTCAAATATGTTTTATAAAGCCATTTAGGGTTTGTATTTGTGATATCAGGATGAGCTGCTTTAAATGCCTCTAGTGGAAAATTATCCATTGTGTATTTAGAAGAGGTCTCAGTAGCAGGAGTAGCTCCCTGTGTTACAGGAGCATTATAAGCCTGTGTATTCGGTCGAACACGATCACGAAACTCGTCGCGAGAATCACCTTGTGCCATTATTTAATAACTCCATGAAGTTTGTCCCACAGCAAGAGTATTGTCAATGCCCCGCCTCCTACTACCCAAATCCAACTGGACTTAAGAGAACCAGTAATTCTAGTATAAGTTTCTTCTCTTTCAATCATAGTTTTAAGAGTATTATATTCTTTGCGAGGGAGACGGATATCTATTAATTCGTCATCTTTAAAATCATCGTTCATCGTTTTAAAATCCTCGCTGTGCCTCTTATAGTTGTATCAATGAAGTAACCTCCAACAACAATCCAAAATAACTGCCAGAGTTCAGGGGAAAGTCCGTCAGTAACCCCTAGAGCAAATACTTTATCCCAGAGTACAAGTTTCCAGGTATATGCGACCATGGGAATAGCAAACCCGATACGCACCAATCTTTCAATAGGGTCTGATTGTGCAGCCAGAATGATTGACTTTCTAGCTTCAAGTAAATTGATTCTTTCATCAGCGGCAATCCTTTCGCTGTCATTCGCAGCATTTAACTTAGATTGGTAGGCTTCTTTTAAGTCATTTGATATTGATGATAATGGTCCAGAGACCAATCCAAGTAATAGCTTCCACATTATTCGATCTTCTTTTTGTTGGGTACTAGATAAGTAATCAACGAGATCAAAGCACCCAAGATTACAGTCATAGTGGACTCGTCGAGGGGGAGTTCGATACCATAATGGAGATTGATCAGATAGATTACAACCATCACGATACCTACAAAAGCTTTATTATATTGTTGTAACCAGTCTGTACAAGTCATTTACTTCTCCTTCGTTTTCCACTTACCAGGTGTGACTTGAGAATTATGTTTTCTCCAAATCTCTTCTCGCGCTTTTTTGTTTGCTGGATTTTTTGGTCGCATATCATTAGTGCTACGAGCATCTGCATAAGGAGAGGCATCTACCTTAGACTGAGGAGTCTTCTTATAGTGTTCAGCATTCTCTTTTACAAAATCAGCCCGTCCCTGCTCCATCTCCATTTTCCGTTTTATAAAAGCAGGATCATTGCCTGGACGCATACCCTTTTTTGTAGGAGTATAATAAACGTCAGTTCCATGCATATCTTTGACTTTAACTTTCTTAGGCATTATTTTCTCCCGAAAATTAATTTGAACATATTAAGGATAGCCTCTAGGAAGGTCATAGGAGGCCGTGAGACGGGAACGTGATCAAGTGGAGGTTGTACCACAGGTTCGTCAGGAATCGTCTGTACGGGCTTCTCTGGGCTGTTTAGACCATATCCTATACTAACTAAGTCAGCATCATACGATTTAGCATAACCTGCGATTAAATTCTTGTCATCTACGCCGTTAATAATCCGTCTTGCTTCAACAAAGTCAGATTTGCTTAGTGTGATATGACGACTCAAAGTATGTCTGCCCTTTTTATCTCCAGCAAACCATCCTTCTTTCATTCCAGTAATACAGATAGGGACTGCATACTTCGGAAGTAAAAGGAGATCAGGGTTCTTAATGAAATCTACACCGAGCTTTTTACCAGCCTTGATATAATTTTCTGCCCAAGTGATCTGAACATAACCTCTACCATAATGAGGATAATATTTCTTAGACTTGAGATAAGCCTGACCACCCATTTCCTTGATAGGTTTCATAGTATGGGCTGTCTCATGATACACAGTAGCAAGAACGTAGGCCATTTGATTCCTAAGTAACCCTTGCCTCTTGCCTTCTGCGATGAGTAATTGTGTGTCACCTAGTTTGAGATTCATTTCTTTTCCTTCCAATCACCAGGAGTAACTTGAGAAGTATATCCCTTCAAGTTTGTGAAGACTGTCGGCTTTGTATAAGGTTTAGAAGGGTCAGGACGTTCAGTAGGTATCGGAGTTTTATCATTCGGATTTAGTGGAGGAATAGGCTTATCCATATTCTTCAACATCTTCCTGAATGGACTCTTCTTATTATCCAAAGTATCTTTGATTTTTTCTTTACCAAATTCTTGGAATTCTTTCCGTCTTTGAAGATCGACTCTCACTAAAGCAGGGTTTTTATGTGGATTAGATTTAAAAGCTCCTGCCGAAGTATCCTTACTCCGGTCTTCAACATTCTTAGATTGATGAGATTTATCTAGTTTCATGATCTCTTCCTATTGTATACAAACACTTGCCATGACAGCACCTGTCGGCTCTGAAATTGAGGTTTGCTGGGCGGAAATTTCATAATTTATTTGAGACACCTGTCCTGTAATAAAACCTCCACCAAAACGACTATTAGTAGGCTCAGTTCCGCCTGCGTGCTGCACGTCATAAGTTGTGTTTACCCCAGTCCAAGAGATCGCTCCGCCTGATGCTGATGATGTTGCAGCGCCAATAGAAATACCATTATCTCCAATTGTATTATTAGCCAACCCAACACTAACAGGATTAGGTCCGGAGTACGAATCAACAGTATCATCCGAGAAACTTGTCCGTCCAATTACTCGGTAAGAACCAATTACACAAGCAGTATTACCACCAGAAAACGTTATAACAATATCCCCAGAAGTCCCAGTTGGAACAGCAGCAAAGATAACCGCCGCGCCGACTGATTGGCTGACACTATCACTAAGATTAGTTTGTCTCTGAATAGTCGCAGCTACACCACCAATAGTAGCTGAACTAATTGATCGGGTCAGTGCACCGGCGGCCCAACTAACACCAACGAATATTTCTCGTGTAGATGCTGCTGCCCCGAAATTCTCACCACTAAACGTATATGTCGACAAAGCCGTTAATTGGGATGTATCTTGCAAAAACTCAGCCCCATAAGAACTCTTCCCAAGAAAGTCTGAGAAAGAGATAGGTCCGGTAGGAACACCAGCCAAAGCTCTTTCTTCTGCACCTGTAATACTAAAAGCAGCATCCGCAGCACGACCTAATTCGATATTAATCTCACTAGCACTAAGGGGAAAGGAAGCAGGTAGTGTCATGTTAGACCTCTTTAGTCTCTAAAATTTTGATACGTTCTTGAAGGTCCTTTACTGTCTCCCAAAGAATAGCCACCATATTAGGATAAGCCAGAGACAACATACCATCTTCACCTTCATGGACTAATTCTGGTGCATACTTTTGGACATCTTGAGCGATAAATCCGATGCTCTTTTGATCAGTACTGATCTTAGTAAAGGTGACAGGCACGATATCCTGGACTGTCTCGATAGCCCATTGACGGTTAATCGGGAGGATGTCTTTCTTTAGGCGAATATCAGAGTTCGCAGTGATATCACCGGCAGCAGTAAAGTCACCAGATGAATTATAGGTCCCCTGATTTGTCGCGCTACCAGCACCATTCGGTCGTAAGAAGACCGTCCCAGCTGCTGAAGTTCCGAGGACAACAGCTGTAGTAGAACTCGCAAAGTTCTGGTTAGAAGTGACTGTACCTACAAAGGTTCCAGTAGTACCACTAACAGCTCCAGAAAAAGTGCCGGTAGTACCACTTATAGCACCAGAGAAAGTACCAGTAGTCCCAGAGATTGCTCCAGTAAAAGTACCTGTAGTTCCACTAATTGCAGTACCACTAACAGCACCCGATGAAGACAAAGCCCCTACAGTTGCAGTTCCTGTAATAGTAGCACCAGCTGCGTTAAGAGTCAGCCGTCCAGTATTAGTACCTGCGACAGGGATTACAAACAGCATATTCCCGTCTTCACTACCTGAAGTAGCATCTGCTATATCAGTACGGATATGTCCATATTCCTGTTGATTTCCTGCACTATCTTCACCCAGAAAACGAATTTGTCCAAGGATGTCAGATGCTGCTGGACTTGCACTATCACGATAAAGATTCAGGACTGGTCCGACACCAGCACCAGCGTTAGTACTAGTTAGTGTCACATCTCCAGAGAATGCACCAGTAGTTCCTGAGAGGGCACCTGAAAAAGTACCTGTAGTCCCACTAACACCTGCTGTAGCGGTAAGTGCTCCAGATAGAGAGAGGTTTCCATTACTCAAAAGAGTGGCTTGACCGACAGTACTACCAGAACTAGTAGGACGAAGAAGGATTCCATTACCACTCGCTGCCAGAACACCTGTCGCATTAGTAGACTGGAAAACTTGTCCAGCAGTAACTGTGTTAAGAGAAGTAATATTCCCAGCACCAGTATAAGTACCACCAGTAATTGTTTTACCCGAGAAAGTCAAAGCAGTCGGTAATGAAATAGTTGGATTACCAGCAGCACCAGTACCATTAGCGACTGTCACCTCAGCAGAAGTACCAGTCAAAGTTCTTTTAGTAAATGCATCAGAACCAGTTTGAACGACCAACCCAGCTGTTCCATCCAGCCCAGCGAGAGCAGTCAACGTTGCATCTAAAGGTTGATTAGCACCAGCAGCATCTACTCCAAGAGTTGTTCTTGCAGCTGCAGCACTGGCGTCATCGATCAAAGTTCTCGCAAAAGAAGTCAGGGGGCTTAATGCCCACGTACCTGCACCTGTAGCATAAGGAACTCGATCAGCGACTGAAGTCAAAGCAGCAATAGCAGTCAGATCAGTATCATGAGGCTGAAACCTGCGCCATACAGCAGCTCCGACAGTTGAATCTAGACAGATATAGAAAATATCATTCGTCACATCAACCCAAAGAGAACCAACAACATAACCATCATCAGAGTCATCATTTACAGTCGGTGCTGTAGTGGCGTTAGTCTTATTGATACCGGCTGTACCACCATTAGCGACAGGAAGAACACCAGTGACACTGGTTGTAAGACTAATCTTAGGACCTTCACCTGAAGTCCCATCATGGGCATGACCTGTAGTACCATTAAAAGCTGCTTGAATAGCATCAAATTCATTATCTAAATCTTCGGCTTCAATGACTAGCCCGTCATCAATTTCAGCATCAGACTGGCGAGTATATCCTGTACCCATTATTTATTTCCTTCCGTTAACAGCATATTCATAGACAATCGCCTGAATAGAGTAACTATCATTCATATCATTAGTACTAAACGTTATTCTATTTGAAAATCCACTACCTTCGACATTTGTGAGTAGCACTGGAGAGGCTGTCATAGCGTAGACAGAAGTTCCGTACACTCCTTCTCCGTATAATGCTCCTATGACATCATCTTCAATCAGATAGTTAGTAGGATTATAGACATCCCTTGAATTCCAATCATATTGGATAGCAGTACTAAGTGTTAATTCACCTTCTGCTCTCAAGAATACTGAAACTTTATGAAGGGTTTTACGGATTTGGCTTTCGCCGAAATCAAGATAAGGTGTCGCGTAGACAGCCGGAATATTTTCCCCATCGAAATCATTTCCTGTCTCCTGTCTATACACATGACCATTAAAATCTCCATGAAGGACAAACTCATCAGTCAAAATATAACCAGATATAGACACAGAAGTACGGATACCTCTTAATTTACCCCATTCCCAATTAATTCCGTTAGCATCACCCTTTAAACAACCAATAATCCCATTATTTTTAGGTGCATCTAGAAGTTCATCAGAGAAAAAACAACGATATTGTGATTTTCTACGAATAACAACAGAATTTACTGAGGGGAGATCAGCACTAAGAATAAAAGCAGTGACATCTTGTTGGATATTCTTAGATTGAACACCTAATTCGATATCTCCAATTCTTTCTGTACCAGCGATAGTTCTAAAACCATCTTGTGAGAGGAATTTTAGATCACCGTTGATCTCTTGAACGGAGTCAGAAGCGACTAATCCGATATTCTTTGTGACATCATTGATGACAAAATCTTCTCCGGAGACAGTGATCTTCTTAATTTGTGTCTCTCCGAAAACATAAAGTTCATCTCGGAAGGGTTTAATCTGTTTGACTACGAAACCGGCATTAATTTGACCAGCACCGGAAGCGACATCCCAATCAGACTCATCAGTCGGAGCAGAATAGACGACCAGATTAGGGTCAGCTGCATCGCCTGACACAAAAAGAGTGTTCTTAAACGTAGAAATGTATTTAGGATCAGGGATTGATTGATCACCAGTCGGTTGAGTCCAAGTAGTTCCATCAAAAACGATGACTCCATTGACACCATCGACGAAAGCAACCTTATTAGTCCCATCCCAATTAAACGTATCTGAACGGATTTTAGAAACACCAGTACTTACTAAAGTTAAACCAGTCGTATAAGCAGACCAAACTGCTCCTGACACCCATCTATAGAAATTATAAGTAGCACCGGACTGTTGTTTTCTAGCCGAAAGGATCTGTTCATTATAAATAACTAGTCCGAGGATTCTTCCTTCAGCTGCACCGGGATCAACTTCAGGTGCTTCTGACTCTAGTGGTGTAAAACCATTTATTCTGCGATACCCACCAAACAAAGATGATTCAAAATTCAATAAAGTCGTAGCCGAACCTGGAAATCTATCACTCAGAAGAAGCGCATTCTGATTAGAGTCCAATCCTCCTTCACAAATGACTTTATAGGATTGAAATCTTTCCATGTTAGCCATTTACAAACCACCTTTATAGAAATAATAACCACCGCTTGAGTGACCACCACCAAAATTAACCCGAGAGTCATAGGCATACATCGCGTTAGGAAGATAAAGATTAGTCATATCTTTGATACCATCTTCAAACTTCTTCTTTACGATTTGGACACCTTCTGCATTTTCTTTGAAAAGGTTCATATGATACAGTGCCCCGGCCATAATGACATAATCAAACTTTGAGGGGATAGTGACTTCATCATCAAAAGCAGACAGGTCTATAGGGTTTTTATAATACCTAAATTTAATAGGATAGACTTTATTAGGAGAAGGGGTTACACCCCAACCATTACCATGAGAAGGGAAGACTAGAACAGGGATGTTTTTCCCTAAAGCTTCAGAATCATAGTCCTGATCACGAAAATTATGATACCACTCTTCACGAGAGATATGTTGAAGTTGTTTGTGATTGATATTTAGTGCATCGTCTTTTTGAATTTGGAAAGAGTTCCAATCAGCAGCAGTAAAATCTACAGGCCAAGAATACTCTTCCACACCTACTTCGAGGTTTTGTGAGTGTTCTACGGCGTTAAAAGGCCAATCAATTCTACTTGAGTTCAACTCTCGAATTGTATCTAGGACACAATCTTTTGCTGTCGCTTGAATGCCACGGGCAGACACGAAGTCTGATTCAGTAATCTCGACATCATTGACCCTACGAAGCAGACGATTTGTTAGTTCCATATATGTACTAGGCATTAGTGACCTCCAGTCACGTCATTATGATCTTCGATCATTTAATTTTCCTCATAAGGTTCGTCTGGA